CTCAGGGCTGTAGCGACATTAGCTACCAATGCATCAACGATGCCAGCTTGGTAGTCCTCATCCTCCCACATCACTTCATTGCTAAAGCGGTAGGTAATTTGGACCTTATATGTTTTTACAGTCGCTTTACTAGGCGTACCGTCCATGCTGGACTTGTTAGCTGACTCGCCAACCAGTTCTGCCTTTGGTGTACCTGTAAATGTAAAGTGGTCTGTGCTGCCGACTTTAACATCTGGCAAAGATGGCGATAGTGCAGCTAGTACACCACCACGAATGTTTTTGCTCCAAGACTCGCCAGTGTGATTGGCAAGGTTCAAGGCGCTAGTACGGAGGGGATTTCCCATAACGATTTTCTCCTTTCAAAGAGATTGTTTAAATCGTCAGGACTAATCTTTTGCGCCGAATAGACTTTTAGCAATTTTCTTACTATCGGTTTGTTTCTCGTCTGGTTTGCCATCTTTCTTGATGACAACTTTACCGCCGGGTAGACCCTTGGACAACTTCTCAGCTCTCTCACGCATCTCATCAGCAGTTTCGCCGGTAACAAATTCCGAAAGTTCGTCTGATAGCTTAAATTCGTGGATAATTTTTACCTTATCGGTCTCAAGTTTGGCGGTTTTAATTTCGCCGGATAGCGTGCCAATGGCAGTATCCTTTTCCTTAAGTTTATCCTCGTATTCTGACTTGATTGTAGACACTTTGCCTGCTGTCTCTTTGAGTGTATCGTAATCCGCAAATTTCTTGCGCTCACGCTCCAAGCGACTCTCAACAACCTTGTCTAAATCTGCCTGAGTATGCAAGGCATCATCTACCTTTTTGTACTCATCGCCATCTTTGTAAAAGTATTCAGCCATTCCCCTCTTTCCTTTCCGGTGAGTAACCGTTTATTAGTCTGACTTGATTTCACTATACCATAACCGTATTTAATGCAACAAATTTTGTGAACACATTTTTTAACTATTGCGAGTGCCCCACACATCCACATAAATTTGGTAGCGGTGGTATTGGGCTAATGTGTCATCTAAGTTTACGACTGCACGCGAGCAGCAAGCTATGGAGCAGTCCAAAGACCAAGTGCGCGTACACATGCCAAAGGCTAGTACGGCTGATGTTGGCGATAGCAGCTTTGTTTATGACGGCAAGACTTTCCAACTTGATAGCTCTGCCGTTAAGTTTATGGATGGCAACACGCCTACTAGATGGAATAGGTACTTTCGTGCGGAGTGTTTAAATGGGTAATGATGTTGAAGAGATTGTAGTTGCTTGGCTTAATACGATATTAGGCACTGGCTGGGCTGCCAGCGGCAATAAGCCAAAAGATACGCCTGACCAATATGTGTTGGTTGATCGTGCAGGCGGTCCACGTGTGGCTATGGTGCTGGATGCCGCGCAAATACTTATTGAGGTCTACCACAAAGACAGCCGGACAACTGCCAAGAATAAAGCCAACGCAATTGCTGACCGCATTGTTGAACTAAAAGCTTATGCACACAACATCACCACAGCAGAAGTTAATTCAGTTGTTCACTTGCCTGATTTGATTACCCAGTATGAGCGTTACCAGGTCTACTGTGACATCAGTGTACGGCGATAGAATAAAATAGTTGTTCAATTAAATATGGTTATGCTATATTAGTGATAAGTCAGAAAAAACGGTTACTCACCGGAAAGGAAAGAGGGAATGGCTGAATTTTACAAAAAAGATGGTGACAATTTTGTGGAAGTTGAAGAAAAACTACTACCACAAACAGAGGTTGACAAAGTTGTTGAGACTCGTTTGGAACGTCAGAAAAAATCGCTTACAGAACAGTTTGCTGATTATGACGAACTAAAGGAGAAAGCTGGCAAAGTTGACAGCATCGCGTCCGAATTTGAAGAAAAGCTTAAAGCAAAAGACACTGAAAAGTCTGAGCTTGAAAAACAACTTGGCGGCGCTAAGTTGGAAACCGTAAAGGTCAAAGCTATTCATCAATTCAAGCTATCTGATGAGCTATCAGAGTTCTTAAACGGCGATGATGAGAAAACTATACTTTCACAAGCTGAAAAGCTTTCAAAGGGTGTAGGTGGATCACAAGTTGTTATTGATAAGAACAAAAAGCCAGAGGACAAAAAGAACTCTGACCTTAAAACGGTAACTCAAGGTATATTCGGCAAAAAATCTGACGATTAGTAAATAATTTAATCGTAGAAAAGAGATTTACCATTATGGCAACTCCCCTCCGCACATCCGTTTTGAACCTAGCTAACCACACAGGCAAAACGTGGCGCAAAAATATTCGTGGTGGTGTTTTAGCAAAGCTAACACCAGGTGAACCAGAGCTTAAAGTTGGTACAACTGACCACTTTACATTTACTGGTACACCAAAGGCTGAACTTGTTGGCGAAAGTGGCAACAAGGGATCAGCAGACGGCACACCTGGTAAGAAAACCGTCAGCACCTACAAAGTGCAAATCACTTACCGTATGTCAAATGAAGTTCAGTGGGAAGATGAAGATTACCAGACTCAAATTATTGAGAACTTGGTAGCGAATGCTGCAACTGCAATCAGCCGTGCGCTTGACTTGCTTGCCATTCACGGCATCAACCCTGCAACTGGTGCAACCGGTGCAGTCACTGAGTACCTTACCAAGAGTGGTAACGGTGTAAACCGTGTTACCCGTACTGCAAACGCCCAAAATGACCTTGATAACGCTGCTGCAGCGCTACAGGCTGAGGGTTATGTAGCAACTGGTATTGGTTTTGACCCAGTATTTGCCGGTCAGCTTGCCCGTACCAAAGTAAGCGAGTCTGATAGCCGTCCGCTTTACCCAGAAATGGGCTTAGGCTTTAACTTTGACAATTTCCAGGGTCTTGCTGCCGCTTCTAGCGACACAGTATCTGGTCGTCAAGAGCTTGATGCAGAAGATGCAACATTGAACGCTGTTATGGCTGACTTTGAAGCATTCAAATGGGGTATCGCACGCGATATGCCACTTGAGCTGATTGAGTTCGGTGACCCAGATGGCAACGGTGACCTCAAGCGCACCAACGAAGTTGCGATCCGTGCTGAAAGCGTCATTGGCTTCGGATTTATGGACTACAAAGCATTCGCCCTCATTGACGGCGTTGCCCCATCAGCCTAACCGCTGATTAACCCAGCAGAGACACCCCAGCGATGGGGTGTTTTTGTGTGGTAAAATAAGCTTATGACTAAAACGCTATACCCATTCATCAACAAACACACCGGTGACCTTAAGACTCTTACCAAGAGCGCAGGCAAAAAGCTTAGTGAAGATTGGGCAATGGGCAAGGTGACTAAAAACCAAGAGGGCGTGGACGTATTCCGCTTTGAAGTTGCATCACCTATTACTGACCCAAAGACCGGCAAGACACGTATGGGCGTTGCAGTTGTTGATATATCAGAGGTAAAAACAGAGGTAGTTGACGATGGCAACGGAAACACAAAGTAAATACATTGCTGACTTGGCGGTTGTTAAAACCAAAGAGTTTAAAGAGGTCAAAGAGCTTCTTATTGCCAATGACATTATTGGTGCTGATGCTGACCTGGTGAAAAGCGCCCAAAGCATTGCTGAGATTACCCACGCACTTGATGATGGGCAGGCTTCTAAGTTCATAGACGTACTTATTGCCACAAAAGAGCCTACGCGTGCGCGTGAGTACTCAAAACGCCGCGTAATAACGACTGTGAGCGTGCTGGATGATATTAAAGCAACAATAGATGATTGGGGTTTTGATGGACTACGCTAAATTAAACCGCACTATTTTAGATAAGGTTATGGCAGCGCTCAAGCTGATTAACAACCCTGAGATTGACCCACAAATACGGCAGCTCAATCAAGAGATACTGTTTAGAGAGGTGGGTGCTGCAGTGTACGCCAAAGTGTATGATATGAATGCCTTTGACTTTGAAATTGAGCATACCACCGGTCCAGGCATTGATGATCGTTACTATGGATTGGCAAAAGTAGCCAGCGCCAGCGTTGCCACCGGCGCACTTGGGCTGCAGGAATATGTTAAGAATTACCTGGACTACAGCGCAAGCCAGGCACAGCACGATGCTATGAAAAATGCCCGTGAAAGCGGTAAATTCCCAAGAGTGATACGCACCACCAACGGCAAGACTTGCAAATGGTGTACATCAAAGGCAGGTGAGTACACAAACCCATCAGCTGACGTATTCCACCGGCACGGCGGTTGTGATTGTAATATACGCACTGAGGGTTACCGGTCACGTAATGGGTTGCTTAAAAATTATGTCAAACCCAAAGACCGTTGAGCTGACGTTTAAGGGTACAATACCCAGCAAAAAGAACTCACGCATAAACACAAAAGATGGGCTTTCATTCCCGAACAAAAAATTTGTTCAGTGGCAGGATGAGACAATAGTTGAGTTGCGCCGCCAATCGCGCCACCGCTTTTTTAAGCCGGTCAGCCTTGAAGCAATCATTTACTTTGGCACTATTGGCAAGGCAGATATTGATAATAAGGTGACTAGCCTGCTTGATATGATGCACGAAGCACTGCTAATACCTGATGATAAATGGCAGAACGTGCCTATTATGACGGTCCAGGCAGAATATCGCCCTGGCAAGCCTGGCGCATTCGTGAGGCTTGAAGAGCTGCCAGATGGTTATTTAGGTGAAGAGTACGCTGCAGCTGATGCAAAACGTGTTGCAAAAAAGCGCACATAAAGCACTTATGCTACAATTACAATATCTGGTATAATAACAACCAATAACAACTACGCTGACGGTTGCGGTAAAACTGGCTTAAAAGGACAGCAATAAGCAATGCAACCGGCACAAAACCCAATCGTAGACATCGCCAATACATTAGCCAATAGGCTGATCTATAACCTCACCTCTTTGCAGGTGAAAGTTCAGGACAAGTACGATTATTACAATGCTGACAATGATTTGCCTGACTTGGGCATATCAACCCCTATGCGTATGCGTAATTTGCGCCCTGGTATTGGCTGGGCTGCACGCGCAGTAAACACCCTTTCGGATCGAGTAGCCTTTGACGGCTTTGCCGGTGACACTTTTGGTATCAATGACTATATGGACAGCATTGGTGGTTTTAGTGTACTCAGTAAAGCCAAACACGATGCTTTTATTGCAGGCTGTGCCTTTATTGCCATTTCAGACAGCGAAGATGGCAAGGTGCTTATTCCATTCACCGCACAAGAGGCTACCGGTGAGATTGACCAGCGTACCGGCTTGCTTAAGTGGGGTCTTGCAGTCACTAAGTGGCACGTGCCTAAGCCTAAAAAGGCTGGCATCAACTATGCGCCAAAAGACTATATTTTATTCACGCCTGAGTTTACTGCAATCTTTGAGAACCGCAGCCTGGCACGTATTGAGCCAAACCCTACGGGTCGCACATTATTGCACCCAGTCACCCACCGCCAAAGTGCTGACCGTCCACTTGGTAAGTCACGCCTAAGCAACACAGCACGCCGCATCATCAATGAGGTTGGACGGCTTAAGCGCCGCGAAGAAATCGCAGAAGAGTTTTATGCACTGCCACAGCGCTACATTAGTGGACTTGCTGAGGGCGCAGAAAAAGACCCAGCACTTGATAGTGCCATTGGTAAAGTGTGGGCAATTAACGTAGACGAAGAGGGTAACCATCCTGAAATTGGGCAGCTGCAGCAAATGAGCATCACCGGCTTTGAGACTGCCAAAAAAGATAAAGCCCGTGACTTTTGTGCTGAAACAGCGCTTACCCTACGCAACCTGGGTTATGAGACCGGCAACCCAAGCAGCGCTGAAAGCCTTGCGGCAATGTCAGATGATCTGTTGCTTGAAGCTCAAAACAGCCAAGATGAAATGGGCAAGCAATTCAAAGAACTGATGATTAGCTTACGCCTTGCCATTGACGGCAATGACACCGTACCAACTCAACTACGCCAGCTGATACCTGCCTGGAAGCCTATTTTTCAAGCAGACATTGGGCAGGTTGGTGACGCTATGTTTAAGCTATTCCAGGCAATGCCAGAGCTTGTTGGTACTGTTGAGGGCTACCGTATGATGGGTATTGGCATCAGACAGGCTGAAACCCTTGTACAGCGCCGCATAGCAGCGTCTGGTGGCACGTTTATGCAAAATGGAGGTACACAGTAATGGCAGGCGTAACAACACCAGTAGTATCACCAAACCCATATGCAAATGTGGATGATTTAACGTCTTTTTGGAAAGCGCCGGACAATGCAACGCGTGCGCTTGATTTGCTGACCCGTGCCAGCAACCGCCTACGGATCATTGCTGATAACGTGGGTGTTGACCTGGACGCTAAGGTAAATGCCAGCCCAGCCTACTTTTCAACTGCCCAGTGGGTGGTTATGGAGGCTACAAAGCGTGCAATGCTCACGCCAATTGACGCGCCACCTGCTAACTCGATCCAACAAACTGCCGGTCCATACTCTGAAAACATTGTATTTACCAACCCTGCCGGTGACCTCTGGTTTAAGAAATCAGAGCTGCACGATTTGGGGCTTTACGGTACGCAGAAGCTTACTAGCATCAGCACCGTGCCTGGCAGCAGTATGTATGATCCATATGAAAATTCTTAGCTATGGATATTGTGGCAATACTAAGAGAATTTGGGCTACCTATATTCATCATATTTGTGATGGGAATTGTTATAGTTGCCCTGGTCCGGCACATCGTAAAGCTGTATGACAAATTATTTGAAATTCAAGAGGCACGCAGGCTTGAGGGCAACGAAGTTGCAAAAGAGTTAAATACTACACTGCAAACTTTTTCAGAAAGTACTAGAATGCTTATTGATAAGATAAAGATAGTCAGGGGCGAAAAATAATGAGATGGTTATTTTGGAGGAAGCACGGCGCACACCCTAGCAAGCAGCTTGATGCTATTGAAGTTGAAGCCGCTAAAACGCATAAAGAGAATATTAAAAATATAGTAAAAAGTCGCAAGGATGCAGGCAAAGTTATAGTAGAATTGAAGAGAAATAACATAACGCTTGAGCTTGCAAAGGCAATAGGACACTAAAAACATATGGATGCTCAAACTCTAGCCACACTACTACTGATAATGCGGATTTTTGCCGTTGTTCTGCTTGCCGCAACTATTGTTAAGCAAATCATTCAAATGCGTACCACTACTACTGAGTACTCAGGCGTGCGTATAGCAGTGTTTATTGCCACAATTGTAATATTCCTGGGTCAGTTCATACCAATGCTGCTTGATACAGTGGTTGCCTTTGGATCGTATTACGAGGGGCGCAACCAAACACCAAATTTACTTGCCGCAAGCTACTCACTGAATAACGCCGGTAAAGACGTTATTATAGGCGTTCTGTTGTTTGTGCAACACTATCGCCCACGCCGCAAAAAGTAAGTTGCTTTATAATACTTGTGCTATAATCTTGTTATAAGCAGAGCGCCTGAAACACGGTAGTTGTGCCAATAAGTTTACGGAGTATAACCAATTATGGCTAATAACGACTCTCAAAACGTCTCATTCGGTAAGCCAAAAGCTTTAGGTGCGCTATTCGTAGCCCCTGCCGGTACAACCGTACCAACAAATGCTACCGCTGACCTAGATGCTGCTTTTGCAAATCTAGGCTATGTATCAGATGAAGGCTTGGTGAACAACATTGAGGCTGACGTAGAAGATGTATTTGCGTGGGGTGGTGACAACGTGTTGTCAGACCAAACGACATTTATGGAAATGTTTACGTTCAACCTCATTGAGACGAACGCAGAAGTTGCGAAGCTGTACTATGGTGAGGATAACGTCACAGTTGACGGTGAAAACATCACTATCAAGGTCAATAGTAAAACATTGCCTGAAATCGTGTTTGTTGCAGAACTCGTTATGACCGGCGGACGCGTTAAGCGTATCGTGGTTGAACGGGGTCGCATCGCTGACCGTAGCGCGGAAATTACTTATGTTGACGGTGAGCCAGTGGCTTACCCAATCAACCTTAAGGCATTCCCTGCTGATGATGGTGACTCACACAAAGAGTACATCGCAACCATCGCCTCTTAACCGGCGGTATTCGGAGTTAAGCACCTGGCTAGTCTGGGTGCTTTTCTTTATGCTATAATTACGCTTACGATAACAAATTAGAATTGGAGTGAAAAAACTATGGCTGACATTACGCCAAAACCAGAAACCAGTACTACAAAAGAGCTAGAGATTGAGGGCTACAAATTCAAAGTAGACACTGACCTGCTAGACGATGTTGACGCTTTTGCGCTCATTAATAAGATTGAAAATGAAAACCAAATCACAGCCGTTGTGCCATTGATGCACTACCTGGTTGGCAAAGAAGAGTACGAAAAAATCAAGGCTCACTTTACCAAGCTGGATGCCGAAGAGCATAAGGATGAAGCGGGCTATAAGCCACGCCTACGCATTGGCAAACTTGGTGATATTTACCAAGTAATCATTAAGAATTTTGACCCAAAAGACTAGCCCTAATCAAAGTACGCCGTGAGTACTTTGATGAATTAGAGGCAGACTTTCAGCAATATTATGGCTTAGACATCGCGGCAGTTGATCGCAGACGCGCAGCGCGGTTGCTATGGCAGCTACCGCGTGATAGTCGCGTATTCAGACGAATACAGCCAGCTACTGAATGGGGCTATAGTGAAATCTTTATGAACAAAATGGTGTACCTGCTTGAGACTTTGGTGTGGCAAAAAGCGTTCGATCCAAAGAAAAAAGCAGCGCATCTGGCAGCCAAGCCAAAGCTATTCACGCCGGACTTTATGAAAAAGGCAATGGATAATGAGGGCATTAAAAAAGATACCCAGGCTGCAGACGTAGACACCATAAAAGACTTGCTTTCAAGACCACGAAAGTAGCAAAAACCACTCCCCTACCGTTTATTTGACGATAGGGGCTTTTTGTGTCAAAACGCTATATATGCCCTCCCCTACCGTTGCCAAGACACTAGATTTATTGTTTTGCTATGAAAAAGGGGTGTTTTAGGGGGTATCTAGGCAGGGCAGGGGAGTCACCCATAGCAACCACCATACGTGTGAGCTATACTAAGTGGTATGAGTAGAGACGTAACCTTTTCACTAGATACCCAAGCAGCTGCTGTGATCCTTACTGATATGGTTGCGCCACTAATTAAACAGTCCGGTGAAGCCATTGCTGCACGCGCCCAATCAATGGCAAACAGTATGAGCAGTGACCCACCAGAAATTACCGTTACTACAACCGTAGGCACTGTAAAAAAAGGTAGGCGTGCAATTGCCACCATCACGGCAAGGGGCAGAGATGCCCACCAGAATTACATTGGACATATGGCTTTAGTTAAAGCACGAGATGCTGGGCGCGTCTAACAGCTTATGGTATAATTTGCAATATATAAACCACGCTACGGTTGCGGCAAAACTGGCTTAATAAAACCCGAAAGAACGCAGCAACCAAATGGCAGGTGACATTGGACAAGCAACAGTACGAGTAGCGCCGAATATGACCGGCATCCAGAGCAAAATTGCTGCTGGTTTTAAAGGCGCTGCCGGTCCAGCAACTGCAGCACTTGGTGACGAAGTTGAGAAAAATAGCGGTCCATTCCAAAGCGCACTAGGTAAGCTTGGTGGCTTTGCTAAGGGCGCAGGTGTCGCTATCGCTGCTGGTATGGCTGCAGGTGCAGCCGGAATGGTTGCATTGACTACTAAAGCCCTTGCAGCAGGCGCAGAGCTTGAGCAACAGCTTGGTGGTGCTGACGCGGTGTTTGGTGAGTATGCGGCAAGCATTAAAGCTACTGCAGATGATGCTTATACCAATATGGGCTTGAGCCAAAACGAGTTCTTGCAGGGCGCAAACAAAATGGGGTCACTATTCCAGGGCGCTGGCTTTGACGTTCAAAAGTCAATGCAAATGTCTACTGACTCAATGCAACGTGCATCAGACGTAGCCAGCATTATGGGTATTGATACCACCACTGCCCTAGAAGCCGTCACCGGTATGGCTAAGGGCAACTTTACGATGATGGATAACCTGGGTGTTGCTATGAATGACACCGCGCTAGGTGCATACGCATTAAGCAAAGGTATCAACAAATCAACGTCTGAAATGTCTACCCAGGAAAAGGTTGGACTTGCCCAGCAACTGTTTATGGAAAAGACGGCAAAATATGCTGGCAACTATACCAAAGAGAATGAAAGCCTTGCCGGATCGATTAACACCACCAAAAAAGCATTCCAAGACTTTATGGCAACCGGCAACGTCACCGGCTTTGTTAATAGCCTGGTCAAAACCATTCAGATTGCTGTGCCGCAGATTATTGCCCTATTGCCTAAGCTGGTTGATGGTATCGTGGCAATTGTGCAAGCTATCGTGCCTGCCCTATCTGCTGCCTTGCCAACACTTATACCTGCACTAATTAGCGCAGTGGTTAGCCTGGTCCAAGCAATTGTAAAAGCTATGCCTACCATCATTTCAGCGCTTCTAGCTGCCCTGCCGCTACTTATTGACGGCTTTATACAACTTTTCTTAGCAATCGTGCAGGCGCTGCCTGAAATCGTCACAATGATAGCTAATGCCTTGCCTACCATCATTGAAGCTATCGTGAACGGTCTGACTAGCCCAGAGGCGCTTACCGCGTTGATTATGGGTGCTATACAGCTATTCCTAGCAATCATCAAAGCGCTGCCGGTCATAATCGTGGCACTGGTGAACGCGCTGCCTACAATCATCGAGAATATTGTTAAGACGCTCACCAGTACTAAGTTCATCAATATGATGATAAACGCTACTATTGAGTTGTTTATGGCGCTGGTCAAAGCAATACCAACAATCATTGGGTCACTGATTGGCGCATTGGGTAACATCATCCGTATTATTGGTGAAACGCTATCACCAGGAAACTTAGCCCGTATTGGTGGCGATATGATTAAGGGCTTATGGAATGGTATTAAAGATTTGGGTAGCTGGGTGCTTGATAAAATAAAAGGCTTTGGGCAAGGCATCCTAGACGGCATTAAGGGCTTCTTTGGCATCAACTCACCATCAAAGGTATTTGCCGGTATTGGTCGTGACCTGGACAGGGGATTGGCAAAGGGAATTACTGACAATGTAGGTATTGTTGATAAAGCTGTAAATACAATGGCTGACGGTGTACTTACAGATATGACTATGAACCCTAATATGACTGCAAGTATGAGTACTACGCCGATGAGTACCATACCAGGCGGCACAAATGGCGCTATTGCAGGTGGCGCTCAGATAGTACAAAATAATGACATCTACAACCAAGTTGATTTGGATGCAGTGACACGTGATTTAGCGTGGCAGGTAAGGCGATAAAATGAATATAAATTTGAACAACATTCTTACTTTAAGCGCACTGGCTAACGGCAGTCACTTTATCATTCAAGGCGTGACCGGCTTGGGCGTTGCTGACATCCGCACCTCAAGCTTCTTATTTAGTGGACGGTCCGGCGGCGCAGTCACTGACCAGCTGCTTGGTTTTAGGATTATTACAATCAACGGCATCATTGGTGAAAATAATGGCACAACAGTGCAACACGCTTTGGATCGTCAGGCACTGCTTGATGCGCTACCTATTGGCACAACCATACCGGTGTACATTACGAACTTTGCCGGTGAGACTTACCGCACAGATGCAAACGTGACTGATGCAAAAGTAGAATACCGCCAGCGCGGTACTACCAGTGACTTTTTGATACAGCTAACAGCCGGTGACCCACTATTTTACTCAACTGATGGTGGTGATATTCAGACTGCTATCGTTACGCTGCAGGCGCAGACCGGTGGCTATGTAACGCCATATGACTTGCCCGTTGATTGGGCTGAGGGGTCACAGCCAACTACCGTGCTTAACTCAGGAAACGCTACAGTATTCCCAGTGATTGAGCTGCACGATGAGTCACACGATCCTGTAATAACCAACCTAACGACTGGTGAGACGTTTGCGCTTGATATTAGCACAGCAGATGGTGACCTAATCGTTATTGATATGAGCAACCGCACCGTGACACTAAACGGCAGTAGCATTATGGGTAACCGCACGGATGATAGTACGTGGTGGGGCTTAACACCTGGTGATAACTCAATTGTGCTGACCAGCGCAACTAGCGATGATACCGTATATGCTGAACTGCAATGGCGTAACGGGGTGACGGGTATCTAATATGCAACCAAAATACCAATTTGAGCTTTGGATAAACAACGTACTGGTGGGTGACATCACTGGGCTTGCTCAAGACCGTGCCTATACCATCAAACGCAATGACCGCGAAGAATTGAGTTTTAAGCTGGACGTGAAAGCATTTGAAGCATACTGTGCCAGCCTGGGCAGTGAGCCGGTTGAAATACTTGAAGCATATGTTACTGATGTACGTGTACGGCGCAATGGCGCATACCTATTTGGTGTTCAGGTGGTTGATATGCAGTATGAGTTCAGCGAAGCTGGCGCAAGCGTTGCAGTGCGCTGTAGCGGCTTCCTAGACCTTTTAATGGATCGATACGTTACCATCAACTACAGCCAAATTGACGCGGCTGCTATTGCCCGTGACCTGATTGCTGAAACTCAAGCCGTGATGGGTAGCTTTGGCATTAGCAACGGTGTATCGCAGGATGCCGGTATTTTGCGTGACCGCACCTATGTTGACCAGAATGTAAAAGATGCAATCGTGAACCTCACCAACCTGAGTGACGGCACATTTGATTTTAAGTTTTTGGCTGACCGGACATTTGAAACTTACACCCAAATGGGTGCTACAAGGGATAACCTACGCTTTACTTACCCATACAACATTAAAAGTATGACAGTGCCACGCACAGCGCTTAATCTTTACAACTACGTTATTGCACTTGGGTCAGGCTTTGGTGAAGAGACACTACGCAGTGAAGCCGGTGACACAGCCAGCCGCCTAAACTATGGCACGCGCCAAAAGATACTAAGCTTTAATTCAATCAGCACCCAAGAAATTCTTGACCAGCAGGCGGTGAGTGAAGTGCTAATACGCAAAGATATTGTGATGCTGCCAAAGCTTAAAGTTGATGGTGAGTTTATTGATTTGAATACCGTATGGGTTGGTGACATCATACCGGTCAACACCCAGGGCTTTACCTCATTGCCACTTGACGGAATGTTTAAGATTGAACAAATTACTTGTTCGCTTGATGCTAACGATGCAGAAGATATTGATTTAGTGGTGGACAATTATGGCTTATGACAAGACTAGGAATGCTACCAGACCAGCAGTTTGCAGAGGACTTTAAGCAACTACGGCGCGATATTGAAGAGATTAAAAACGCGCAGCGTATTGGGCGTGACATCATTAAGCCAAAGATTGTTGAGTGCCTAGACATCAATGGTGAACCCACAATATATGATTTGGTTACTGTATGGGATGGCTTTAGCAATAGAACTGACTTTACAGCTACCCTTTTAGCAGAAAATCAGGTAGAACCCTGGGGCAGCTTATTTGTGAAATTCTTTTATGGCAACACATCAACACCAGCTGCAGCCGGTCAGACTTATGGCAACTTTTATTTGAGCAATGAAAATACCAACCCAGGCTCAATAGCCTACAGAGGCACGGTAGGTAATAATGTGTCCAGCGATCCAACTTTGGTGTATGTGAAGTTTTATATGTATGCCACTGACACGGGTATACTAGAGGTGTTACCGGAGTTTATAGAATGAACCCAGATATTGTATACAAGCAGCTTGCCGTTGACCTCAAGAGTATTGAGGATCAGATACGTGAGCTTAAGCAAAAGCAGTTCACCGGCACTGATACGGTCCAGACTTACGTTAATGACAATGGCGGCTGGGATATTGATTGGACACCCGTTTTTGGCTTTGCAAGCTCAGGGCGTGACTTTAGTGTGCAGTTTTTGGCTGACGTTCAGGTAGCGCCAACCAATAATATGCGCTATGAAATTCTTATAGATAACAGCATTGTTTACACCATCGCTACCTTTAATGACCATCCACAAGACGCGGCAGTGCTGGGTTATGTACACGACAGCTTTTTAAGTTACGCCAATTTAGTACCGCGCCCAGGCTTAGACGCGTGGTATTTCAACATAACTGCCTACCGGTCCGGTATGAATATCAAAATACGCTTTATAGTGGATAGCACAGACACCGGCACACTGACGGTGGTGGAGATTTAATATGGCAAGCAGGCAAGACATTGAAACATTACAGAGCCGCGTATACGAAGCTATGCGTACTCTTGAAGAGCTTAAGAAAACACCGCAATCAGTAGCAGGTGATAGCTGGGTATTTTACCGGCACGATGTTGCACCAGGCTGGGATTATGAAGTACACGGCGTTACTGACCCTACATATGTGAAGCTTTATAAATGCACCTATGAAGTGCCAGACCCAACCAGAGGCTTTATAAATATGTTTTTCTTTTATGAGTTTGATACCCCAGCCCAAAACATTTCATTCAACACTGAGCCGGTTGGTGACGATCCATATAGCTTTTGGCTCAAAATACGGCACGTTGAATACAATAGTGACCCAGCCGGTATATCAATGCGCTTTCTGATATTTTCACCCCAAAAAGGTAACCTAGTAATTGAAGAGCAAGTATTGTAAAATTAAGCCATAAGGATTATTGACGATGAGTTTAGCAACAAGCAACAGAGACGGCGGACGAACTAACGAAGCAGGACACCTAAGAGGTGTTACTAAAGGTTTTGCTGGTCAAGTACTTAGCGGTTTGAATGTCACACAGCGCGGCGCTGGCGCAAATATGAGCGTTGACGTTGCCATTGGCGATGCTATTATTCAGCGGTCCGATAACACATATGGTCACCCAGCCTGGAATGATGCCGTTTATAACCGCACAATTGCCACAGCTGACGGGTCTAACCCACGCCGTGACATTGTGGTTATGTACATCGACTATGGGCAAGCCCCAAGCACTGGTGTAGCCAATAACACCAACGGTGTGGTTAAAATCATCAGCGTACCTGGCACGGCAGCCGGTAGCCCAGTAGACCCAAGTAACGCCACTATTCAAAGCGCAGTTGGATCAGGTAACCCATTCATCAAATTAGCCCGTGTGCGTGTTGCTGCAGGCGCAACCTCAATTAGTAACTCTGTCATTGATGATTTACGTTCTATGGCAAGCTCAGTGCCTCAAGGTGGCTGGAATTATGACGTAACCTATTCTTGGGTATATGCCAGTGCCAGCACGTTCACAATCGCTGGTGTTGATGCACGCGCACAATTCCCTATTGGTACACGCCTGATGCTACTGCAGGGCGGTACACTCAAATTCTTTAGGGTCACCGGCACAGCATTCAGCACTAACACAACTGTCACCGTATCAGGCGGTGGTACTTACACCCTAGCCAACTTGCCTATTGATAAGCCTGCATTCAGCTATGACTTTAGCCCTGCTGACTTCCCACTGTTCAAGGTACTTTCACCGGATATTGATTTTTCATCATTTGTAAAGCACTTTGTTGATAAAAGAGGACAAATTACCTACGGCAACCCTGCAAACTTTTCAACTTACGTTGATATGACTGGTGCAACTTATTCGCTAACGCCTGATAGAAATTATTTGTACTTTGCTTTTCTACAATGCCGACCTGGTAGTGGAACTGGTAACAAAGGTGTCAGAATTTTAGAAAATGGAGTTACCGTATCAAGTGAAATTTCACAAAACCTGAACTCAAGCGGCTCAACAATAGTTGGTTTTTATAGCGGTCTAATGACATCTGGTACGCCTTATACAATAAAAGCTCAATTCGCATCTAGTACTGCAAGCGATATTCTTTACTCAGCGCATTTTGTAGTTCTTGCAATTCCAGTATAGTTAGCCTATGGACGGCTTACCACGAATACCAAAGTTCAATAAGACTGAATGGGCGGCAACCCGTAAGCGTGCGCTTGCTACACTCGATCCTATTTGTGCTATATGCCATAAGTACATAGATGTGCAGCTGCCAATGAAAGACCCCGTAACCGGCGCTTATAATGGCTTGGCTGTAGAAATTGACCATATTGTGCCGCGTGCGCGTGGTGGCTCACTGTATGCCCTAGAAAACCTGCAGCTGTCACACAGCGTGTGCAACCGCAAAAAGGGTGCGCGTATGGAGTCAGATTATGAAAGCAACAAAGCTATCAACCAAGTACCCCTATCAAATTCGTGGTAGGCGCTTATGTTATAATGAAACCATTAAGAAAAGGAGTATTCTAATGTCAGATGTAGAAATAACACCCGAACACCAAGAAGAGCTTGAGGCTATGGGCAGCGGCAAGGAGAATGAATAAATGTCTTATTCAGTACGCCAAAACCCAGCACACCCAAACAACTTTGATACCAGCCGTAAAGCTATTAAAAAGATTATTATTCACCACGCTGCAAGTACCAGTTTTGATAGCATTGGTGCTGTTTTTGCAAACCCATCACGTGGCGCGTCAGCTCACTACGGTGTAGGACGCAACAACAATGTGGATCAGTACGTTAATGAGGCTCACACAGCCTACCACTGTGGCAATTACCCAGTAAACCAAGAGTCAATTGGTATTGAAAACGTCAACTCATCTGGCGCACCTAACTGGGATGTAGCGGCTGAGACTCGCAACACGCTTGTTGAGCTATGTGCTGACATCCTCCGGCGCAACCCAGGCATTGGCAAGCTTGTGCCAGGCGTAAACCTATTTGGTCACAGCCAGGTATCAACAAAGCCTACCGCCTGCCCTGTTCAATTACTTGGATGGTTGCCAGAGCTTGCAAACCGCGTTAATGCTTTGCTTGATGGTGGTACACCAGCGCCAACCCCTACCCCACAGCCAGGTAAAAAGAGCAACCAAGAAATTGCTAACGAAGTATTAGCAGGCAAGTGGGGTAATAACCCTGAACGCCGTAACAAGCTTATTGCAGCCGGTTATGACTACAATGCCATTCAAGCTATTGTAAATGGTGCTGTTGGTAACCCAGTAGAAGCGCCTGCACGCAAGTCTAACGCCGTTGTAGCACAAGAAGTGCTTGCCGGTGCTTGGGGCAACAACCCAGAGCGCAAACAGCGCCTAGAGGCTGCAGGTTACGACTACCAAGCCATTCAGAACATCGTCAATGGTAATGTAGGTCCAGCACCTGCAAAGCCTGCACACCTCAGCAATGAGCAGGTAGCAGAACAGGTATTGGCTGGTGCTTGGGGTAACGGTCCTGACCTGCGCAACCGTTTGGTTGGCGCAGGGTACGACTACAACGCCGTACAATCAATTGTTAATCAAAAACTGGGTCAAACTAACTTGGGCAAAAAGTCCAATGAAGAGATTGCCAACCAGGTCCTGCAAGGGTCTTGGGGTAATGGTCCAGAGCGCAAGCAGCGCATCACTGCAGCCGGTTACGATTACGCGGCAGTGCAAGCAATAGTAAATCGTAAGTTAGGACTATAAGAATATGTTTTTTGCCGCCATTACGAACGCCCCAGTAGTAGTATTTTCACTTGACTGGGCAATAGTGATCCAAATTGTTTTAGCCGTTGTGTTGCCTATCCTAGTTGGTCTGGTAACCACACGCGTCACTAAAGGCTCAACTAAAGCCTGGCTGCTTGCAGGGCTTACGCTGATAACCTCAGTAGTTACCCAGCTGGCAGTTGCAGTGTCCAATGGTACGCCGTTTGACCTGGGGCTGGCGCTACTTGCGGTCATTCCAGCATTTGCAATATCCGTAGCCACGTATTATGGGCTGTGGAAGCCAACCGGTGTTGGTGAAAAAATGCAGGACGTTGAAGCAACTACG